ACAAGACTTAGACGAAAGAACTTTTCAACAAGAATACGAGGCAAGTTTTGTCAATTATGCAGGTGCAATCTATTATAATTTTGATCGTAATGTTAATATTATTGACTATCAAACTATATCAAGACAATTACATATAGGCATGGACTTCAATATTGACCCTATGTGTTGTATTGTAAGTGAAATAATCGATGACAGTATTTATATATTTGATGAAATACAAATCTATTCAAGTAATACCCAAGAAATGTGCGAAGAAATAAAAACAAGATATAATGGATATGCAATTTATATTTATCCTGACCCTGCATCAAAACAGAGAAAAACATCTGCAGGTGGTTTTACCGATATATCAATACTTAAAAATGCAGGTTTTAATATTAGGGTAAGAAACAATCACCCACTGATACGAGATCGTATTAATTCTGTTAATGCAAAATTAAAAAACGCAAAGGGTGATAATAGTTTATTCATAGACAAGAAGTGTAAAAATGTTATAAAAAGTTTAGAAAGACAAATTTATAAGGAAGGGACAACTATTCCAGATAAAGATAGTGGCTACGATCACATGAATGATGCATTAGGTTATATGATAGAATATTTGTACCCATTACGCAGAGAATTTAAACCAAGTAAGCCTACGAGGTGGAGTTAATGGCTATTTACAGTAGAGAATTTTTAACACAAAAACATAAACATTACGAAGAAAAATTTAATGATTGGCATTTTCATTTAATGTCATATCTAGGTGGCCAAGATTACCAAAATGGCTTTCAATTAAATAGATATATACTTGAAACTGATGAAGAATATTTAAAAAGGGCTGAAAACACACCTATTGACAATCATTGTAAAAATGTAGTTCAGATTTATTCGTCATTTCTTTTTAGAGTTCCACCAACTAGAGATTATGGAACACTTACAGGTGACCCACAATTACAATCTTTTATAGATGATGCTGACCTTGACGGTAGATCGTTTGACAATGTTGTTCGTGAAATGCAAATGAACGCAAGTATTTATGGAACTTGTTGGGCAGTTTTAGATAAACCTGCAGTTCAATCACAATCAAGAGCAGAAGAAATACAGCTTGATATTCGACCATATA